GATGCTTCAAGAACTTTTTGATCCAGTCTATAAGCACCTATGCGGTCGGTTTGTTGGTGTGAATTTTCGTGTTTTTTTCGGCTTAGAGCACGAAGATAGAACTGTGGAGTTCTAAACATCGTGTTCCAGGTTGTCTTGCCGAATTTCATCTTAGTATATACCTTTGCGAGTCAATTCTCGTTGTCTTTGTTCGAGATCATAGAGACTCACTGACTGTGCGAGGTATTGCTCAATCCACTCTTGTTGTGATTGAGGTTTGAACAATTCAAATATTTGTTTAATATATTGCATCTACTTGATCCTTCTTGAGATGTTCTGCGGACGAATGTGTCCTGCCCATATTGGTTTTCTCATTGTCTTGCTCCCATGTCACTGTGTGTTTGTTGCCTGTGTGTTTGTATGTTGGACTGTAACCCCAGGCAGTTGTGTTACAGTACATTCGGAATGCTTGTCCCCAATTTTCATTGCTGAATTTTGGCATTATGCAACATCTCTGTCGAGATAATTTGGAAATTTTCTTTCCCTTTGCCAAGTAGAATACGCCCACTGCCATTCAGTGCCATATTCGGTTCTGCAAAAGTTGATAATGTTTTCATCGTTATTGCCAAAAATACTATTGACAAAACGACTAAACTGACCAAGACTTCTTGCAGTGTTTTCGTATACTCTTTCCATTGTTTCCTCTTTCTTTCCATTAATAAACGTATTTGAATGCTTCTTTTACGTTTTTCTTGTTGCCAAGTGTGTTAAGTTTTCCAAGTTTGGTTAATAATTGTATTAGTTTTTTCATTGTGTTCTCCACTATTAATTTATGACACAAAAATCACAAAATACAGTGTTATTACAATAGATCAGTTGTGCAGATTAGCTATAGATATTTTTGCATATTATCTATGCAAATGTTTGTGATAAAAATTTTTGTTTTGCTGATGCTGTCTTTGATATGACAAATGATTGGAAATTTTCTTCGTTGGTTGTGCCACAGAGAAAAAATTTTGTTTCTGCCACAAACTCGGTCACTGCTTCATTGACGCCGAATCCTTTTTTTGGCCTTGTTATAAAATCGTGGCCACAAATGTAGCCGTCGTCTTTGACCTTGCTGGACCAAGTCCTTAGATCATTTAGACAAGGAGCATAATGATGATCAGCATCTATGTATATCCAGTCAAAACTTTGATCTGCAAAATCATTGATGGCCTCGTTTGTGTCTTTCTTGAGTATTGTTACATTTTGATATTGATCGAATAAATTTTTCACATCCTCGTATTTTTTACTATGGACTGCATCATAGTCTGTTGAAGTTAGCATATGCGTCCAACTGTCGATTAGAAATAAATTTTTAGGTTCGTTGTGTTCTAAAATTATTTTTGAATAATCGCCTTTGTCTACACCGAGTTCTGCTACAACTCCGTGTTTTGGCAGATATTTTGGTAGATGATCTCTACTAAAGGTTAGCATCTTCCATCCCAGCCACTCTAAGTTTAACTATATTTGTGATGTGCCATTGTTTTTGATCCAGTGATTTAATCACGCCCAACCACTTGTTGCGAAGCAGTGCCCATTCGTTGACAATGGCTTCATAGTCACACACTTCATCTTCGCCTTCTGCATATTTTTCAGCATCACGTGAAGTTAGTGCTCGTTGATAATTTTCAAGATATTTTTTGTAGTGTTTGGTTTTTAATCTACGCAATTGTATTTCGAGGTGTTTGAGTATGCCTTCGATTTCTTGCAGTTGTCTAAATCTTGATTCGACAATTCCTGGCATAGCGGCACTCTGTTTTTCAATGTTGCCATAAAGTTTAACCTCTTGAGATGCCATATCAAGTTCTTTTTCGTAGTCTTGAATAGCGTCTGGTATTTTAGATATATCTTGTGAAACTATAGAGTACCAGTTCATAGATCCTCGTCGTCGAGATATTCAGCATCTAAATTTTCTTTGATGATTTCATCAAGATCTTCGTCATTGCCCATTAACTCTTTGAGTTCATGATCTTCAATGCCGTGATCTAATGCAATGTGTACAAATCTTTCTGCAACTACAGATTTGTCCTTACTCGGTACGTAAGATTTAAGTAGTCCCCATACATCAATTAGCATTTCTGTCTCCATCTTCTTCAACAACAGTGTTTTCTGTTTTCTCCTCTAGTTTTAACTGATTACTTACCTCAGACATAACAATTTCTAAATTATCTTTGCCCCAGTTTTTTCTGTAATCAAGAAGTTCTTTTCCTTCTGCTGTTATATATTTCAATCTGTTTCCTGATTGTGTAATAAGATTTTTCTTTTCGAACAAGTCAAGTAGTCCAGAATAAGGATCCATTCCCGTTTCATACGGAATTTTCACTTGTACGCCTTCAAAGGGTTTAGCATATCTTGTTTTCATCACCTTACAACCGGCACGAATACCACGCACATCAGTAACTTTGTTACCATCTTCATCCTCTTTTAGTTTCAATTTTTTCATTGCTACTACAATTGAAGATGCGTAGATAAATCCTTGTCCACCTGATATTTTGTCATCTGGATCAAACATATCCTGCGATGCATAAGTGTGATTAGTTGCTACTAGCCCCACATTGTATGAACCGAACATATTGACACAGTTTCTTACCAATGCTGTCAGTGCCTTGGGTTTTCTCCCCATATCACCTTTCATATCACCTTTCTGAAATTGGTCAACATCTGTTGGTGTTAACAACATACCCAGACTATCAATGACAAATAATACTTTTGGTCTGTCTTCTGGATCTTTTTCGCCATAATCAGCCTTGTATTCTTTCATAAAGTTTGAAACAGTTTTAGCCACGTCATCTATCATTGACATACCTAATCTCATCAACTTGTCTTCTGCTGTGTCTACGCCTAGTGCTTTTAACCATTTTTCATCTAGTGCATTTTCTGAGTCAACTAGTATTACAAATATACCTTGCTTTTGTGCTTCTCTTATTATATTGCCTGAACAAAAGTATGATTTGCCAGAACCTGACTCACCAGCAAACACAGTTACTTTGCCTAACGGTATTCCTTTGTTAAAATCACCAGAAATTAGATAGTTGAGTGCATAATTGCCTGTGGAGATCCAATCTGTTGGATCATTGAATCCAATGCCTAATCCATCGATAGATTTAGTAATGGACTTTCTAAATTTTGTTACATCAAACGGTTTGACCATATTGTTTACCTCTTACATTATTATATTAGATTTTAGCAAATGTGTCAACGGGGGCCGAAGCCCCCAATTGCATTATTTTGATTGTCTTGCTCTGATCATTGCCAGAATGTCTTCTGCTTTTTGATTACCACCACTTGCGGCTGGTTGCTCTGGAGCAGGTGCTGTCTCTGGTTGTGTAGCAGGAGTAGGCTCGGGTGTCGCAGTCACAGTTGGCTGAGCAGTTTCTGTTTTCACTGCTTCGCCTTGTGGAAGTGCTGTGGTTCCACTGCCTGTGGCAGGTGCTTTGAAACCACCTGGTCTAAAGTATTGTGAATACTTGTCTGCGTCATAAGGCTCACCATCCACTGATGCTCGGAACATTTCTTCCATCACTTTGATCTCAACTTCTGTGGGTTTCTTTGGTAAAAAGTCTCCCAAGTTGTGTAGACCATTTGTGCTGATAGCTGTGTTCTGTTCTTCCGTTAGTGGAGTAGTCTTTCTGGACCATTTAGATGTTGAATAGTCAGCATAACCACCCTTTGTGGTCTTGTTGATTCTGAAGTCAACTCCTCTGGTGTAGTCAGTTGGTAGATCTTCCATTTCAGGATCCATCAGTGCAGATTTTATTATGTTAAAGATCTGTGGACCAATGATGAAACGTCTGATTGGATTGTCTGGAGTAGCATCTTCTTGCAGTGGAGATGATACCACAAAACCTTGGAATATGTATGAACGCTTCTTCCAATACTTTCTGCCCAGATCTTCCAATGATTTGTCTTTGAACCACTGTCTCACTTCAGCAAGTATTGGACAAGCATCACCATACATTTCCATACATGGTACTTGTACCTGTACCGGACCCGATGATGCATCACCCTTCACTGAATTGAAAGGCAGTTTGATCATTGCTCTTTCGGTCCAAAAGAAAGTGTTGTTAGAATCACCGTCTGGTAAAAATCTAAGTACTGCTTCTGAATTCTCTGGAATGTTCCAGTGTGGATATATTGCGTTGTCTCCAATTGAACCCTCACCTGATGGTTTTGAGTTTTGAGCTTGGAGTTTTGCTCTTATTTCTGCCAGTGTTGCCATAATGTTAGCCTCCTATGTTTTTGCCTGTTGTGTATCACTGTAATGCATATTATATACGCATCACTATTCTTTTGTCAAGAATTATTTTAAGCCTGATAATCTTAGGATATCGTTGATGTCTTCTGAGTATGGATCCTTGGCTTCTGTGTCGGAATTTTCACCCAAAGTAAATGATCTCATCAAGTGTTTAGCAGTTGCATTAACCCATTCATCATCGTCAATTTCTTTTACAAGTGCCTCAATTTTTTCATCAGCACTGTTGCCAGGAATTTTTTTTGCTGTTACAACCTTTGATCCACTTTGTGGTGACACACCAGTGAACTGTTTTAGTTGTGGAAATTGATCTGACCACAAAGAATCATCGTTGATCGCTTGGATCAACTCACGCAGAGTCACTGCGGCATCATCACTGCCTATACTTTTTTTATATAAATTTCTAAATTGATCTAAACTTCCTTCATCAACTTCCTTGACGCCTTTGATTTTCGCTGTGGCGGCTTTGAATTGTTGATACAGTGTTTTGATCTGTGGTGCAATGTTCTTGTCCACTTGAAGTTCACTACCCTGTCCACCAAATCCACCTGCTGAGTTGATGGCATCTGTGATCAAATCCCAAAACTTGCTGTAATGATCGGGCATATCTGCCTGTTCCAAGTATTGCACAAGGTCTCCATATGAGAACATATCATCTTCTGATAGAGCTTCACCTGACATTATGGTTTGATACACATCCTTCATATTCCACAATGCGGCGTTCACCAATGCTGTCTGATCTTCGCCTTCGTTGTGATCATATGGGTTGTCATCAATACCTGTGGCTCTTCTGGTCTTGCCTTTTTTGCCAACTGCTACTGTGCCTGTGCTCATATCATCTTCTGTGGCAGTTTCATCGGTGCCGTATTTGAGTTCTTTTTGAACTTTGTCCCAAATATGGATATGTTTTTCTCCGTGTGCTTTAACAAATTCTTCTTTGCTCATATCAGAAGCATCTGCTTCCATGTTTTCTCTTTCATCTTTTAAACGACCTTCTCCAACTGCTTTGGTCATTTTAAATGCACCCTTGTCGATCAACTGTGCCACCGCTTCGTCACTGATGTCGAAGTGCATGAATTTTTCGTTCTGCATACCCTGTTCGGAAAAACTTACTTTCACGCCAAGATAGTCTGATATCTGCTGTTCGGTCTGATCGTCTGTGTACATCTGCCAAGTGCCCGCATCATGGAATACTTCCAATCCAGTGTTGCCATAACTGTATGGATCTTGATCGTCCTCTTCGTCATAGATGCCGATGTTCATTTGGGTGACATTGAATTTTTTGGGAAGTTCGCCTGCTTCTGCCCACAGTGTCTTGTCCTGCGTTGGCATCACAGTCAATGCTTTAACTTGATGTGTGTAAATTCCTTCTGCAAATTTTTTGGGAGCTTCAACTATATCT